AAACAGTTGAAATACTGTTGTAAAAAAGTTATAATACTCAGAACATCAAAAACATCACAAGGGGTAAGATGCAGAAATTAGGCAGATTAATCAGGTTTGACGAGCGCTCGAAGAATTTTCCGGTGCGGGCAACGGTGCCAAAACGGCAGCGCTCGTATACCTGGAGGTGTAGATCGGCGCTGGATCAAAAATCAGAGGGAAGTTGCGTAGGCCATGGCGTAGCGCACGAACTCATAGCCAGACCAGCAGAGGCAACCGGCATAGATCACGATTACGCGGTGATGATCTATCATGAGGCACAGAAAATAGACCCTTGGCCGGGTGGAGATTACGAAAACGCCTTCCCGTATTACGAAGGGTCAAGCGTTCTTGCCGGGGTTCAGGTAGCGCAACGGCTCGGTTGGTGCTCGGGTTACGATTGGGCTTTCGGCCTCAATGATCTCATTATCGGTGTCGGCTATCGCGGACCTGCTATCCTCGGGCTCAAATGGTACGATGGCATGTTCCAAACCGATACAGCCGGATTCATCCACGTAACCGGCAACGAGCGCGGTGGACATTGTATCCTGTGTAATTCGGTCAATATCGCAAAGCAGCGGTTCACCCTGCACAATTCCTGGGGCGCAGGTTGGGGCATAAACGGTGAGTGTTATATTTCTTTTGCGGACATGGACAGGCTGTTGCGTGAGGATGGCGAGGCTGTATTTCTTACTGGACGGCGAAAACAACCGGTTGCATGGGATGTTGCTTGATAGTTGCAAAAATACTAGATGTGTTATAAAATAACGGCATGGCACCTAAAACACGCATAGATTACGACAGCATCGAATCAGACTGGCGGGCTGGTATAAAAACCCCAAAACAACTCGCCGCTGAGTACACTGAGCGCACCGGGGAAAAAGCAACACGGCAGGCAATCATTAAGCATTTTGAAGTTTTAAATATTCCCCGTGACCTATCGGCAAAAATACAGGCAAGGGCCGATGCGATAGTTGCAGAGAGCATAGTTGCAAATTCAGTTGCACCTGCAACCAAAAGCGCAATAGTTGAGGCAAATGCTCAAGATATCGCCGCTGTTAAAATATCTCACCGCAAGGATGTGAACAAGGCCCGTGCCCTTGTCGCTCGGTTATGGGACAAGTTAAACGAACAGGTTGAGTCATGCCCGGAACTAGATAAGCTCGGAGAGTTGATGCTGGATAGTGAGGCCACTTTTGACAAGCTCAATGACATCTACCGCAAAGTGATAGCGTTCCCCTCTCTGGTTGACTCGGTAAAAAAGCTTTCTGATGCGCTCAAAACTCTCGTAACTCTCGAATCGGATGTATACGGCATAAAAGATCCGCAAAGCAAGTCCTCATCGAACATCGAGAATATGTCCCGCGATGAACTCATAGCCATAGCCAAAGGCACCAATGGCTAAAGTCTCCCGTTCAGCAGCAGCAGCCGAAGTTATCCGCCGCGACCGTGCCGCAGAATCACTCCTAGATTACGCAAAATACATTGATATCCCCGGAGTGCCGGTTGACGACTCAAATCCTGATTGGGAGTTGGCCCCGGTTGAAACAGGGGTAGCCGATCACCATGCGCTGATTATGAGCGTGTTTGAGGATATAGTCGCCGGCAGGATTAAAAATGCAATGCTGTTTCTGCCTCCAGGGTCCGCGAAGTCGAGTTATGGCTCAGTAGTTGCGCCTACCTGGATCATGGGTAAATTCCCGAATTACAAAATTATTCTCACATCATACGGCTCTGACCTGGCCCGGAAACATGGTCGCAGAGCGCGTCAAATCGTCCGTAGTAAAAAATATCAGAACGTTTTCAACACCACAATCAGCAGTGATACCGGGGCCGTTGATTTTTGGGCGTTAGAAAACGGCTCTGAGTATATGGCTGGCGGTATCCTGTCCGGGGTCACGGGGAATAGATGTGACATGCTACTCATCGATGATCCGGTTAAAGGACGCGAGGAAGCAGATTCAGAGACTATCCAAAAAAAGACATGGGAAGCATATCAAGACGATCTGAGGACCCGCCTGGTTCCCGGCGGTGCCACGGTGATTATTCAAACTCGCTGGAGTGAAAACGACCTCAGCGGGAAAATACTACCGAAAGATTACGCCGGCGAGTCTGGTTTTATTGATTGCCAGGACGGGCGACAATGGTATGTGCTCTGCATCCCTGCTCAGTGCGAGCGTGCTGACGATCCATTGGGCCGTGCTGTAGGAGATTATCTCTGGCCGGAATGGTTCACGCCCGAGCATTTTGAGGGCTTTAAGGCGCAAGCGCGAACATGGAGCGCTTTGTTTCAGCAAAGGCCCCAACCTCCACAAGGGACATTCCTGCAAAAGCAATGGTTTATCCGATACCTGCCGAATGAGCTACCATCGCAGCTAAACTATTACCTCACCTCAGATCACGCTCCAGGTGGGGAAGAACATAACGATTTCAACTGTTTTCGGATATGGGGTATTGCTCCAGACGGGCATATATGGTTACGTGCCGGATTCAGGAGCCAGGAAACTATCGATCTAGCAATTGACAAGGCGCTGTTATTAATTAAGCAATTCAAGCCTTTCTGTTGGTTCCCGGAAGATGACAATAACTGGAAGGCGGTTCAAGGTTTCGTCAGGCGGTATATGATCAAGCAAAAAATATTCTGCCGGATTGAACCGCTTTCACCGCACGGCCACGACAAGCCTACGAAAGCATTGCCGTTTCAAGCGTTTGCATCGTGCGGGATGGTGCATATCCCGGCTGGAATTGAGGGTGATGGCATCATTGATCAGTATATCAGGTTTCCGAGCGGAGCGCATGACGATGAGGTGGACACGGCTGCAATTATCGGCAGGGTAATCGACATGGCACACCCAGCGATGGTAAAGGCGACAAAAGCGCCTCCGAAAACACAGGCCCAAGAGGATTGGGACCGCGTTACTGGGGTAAAAACGAGTAGGGCTAAAAATAAGGATGATTGTTAGGTGCAGCGCTCGTCAAAATAACATACAGCTCAACAAACGCGGCAATTTAAGATAAAACTGTAATTCAAGAAAATGCAGTAACAAAACAATAATCACCGAAAATGTTGTTAACTCACGATAACAAACACTTGCATTTATCATACAATATCGTAAAATAGAGCAATGGAAATATCATTCATTCAAATATTCTGGCTAATGCTGGCAACCGCAATAACAAGCGGGGCAATGATTATCCTTTCTGCTCTCGTTACTGGCTACCTTGTGTTTCGTTGTAAAAAAGAGAACCATGAAACACTATTCCCGCAAAAGCGCGTAAAACGGAATGGGCCTGTCAACCTGGATGAGTTTGCAACCGAGATACAAAAAGACGACGAAAGCGGGTTGCCGGATATCATCAAAAAGCAGAACGAGCGCATGGCCGCTGATCTGGCTGTGCATGGTTTGAAGGGGGTTGTGAGATAATGGCAAATGTAATCTGTCCCAACTGCGCCGAGTCATATCACACCACAACCGACGCATACCGTCCCGGAGAAGTCACAACCGGCAACATGCTGACGCTCAAGAAACAATACGTCGATAACGGCTGGACCTCATTCCCGGAGCATGAAGGCATGAAGTTTGCCGATTTATACTGTCCGGGATGCGGCGGGGCTTTATCAAGCGATGGCCGGGTGCGGATTGATGAAGTGCAGTATGCCGCAGAGCAACAGACATCAGCATCATTTATAATAGCTATGCACAAAGAAGAACATTTGCGGCATGCAGTAGAGCGCAAGAATTTTCCCGGCACCGAATACGCAATAGCTGAACCGAAGGAAGAAAAGCCCGAGACTGTTGAGGCAACCATGCAACGGTTAATGGACGAGTATTCACCGGAGTTGCCAGAGTATCATGTGCAAATAGAGCCTGCTTTTTTTGAAGCATTTAAAAACGGCGTATATCACAAGGAAGCAAAACGCAAGCCGGGGAGACCGAAGAGAGTATGACGATTGACGACCTCATAGACATCCTTTACCGGGTGGCGAAACAGTTTTGCAGTTTGATTGAAAAGAAACGACAGCAATTGATTAAATAGGAAGCAAGCTCAAGAGAGTGCCGGAGTCATGACCCGGAGGGGTTGGACAATACCAACTGCTTCCTGCCAAAAAACAATCCAGCAGTAACGCGCAAGCCTCACAGCTGGAATTACCATCACGCGAAAGCCTCATGGAGTGACAACACTTTATGAGGCTTTTTGCATGGAAAAATGGACACTAACAAATCTCCCGCCCGAAGGCCATGAAGATGTTGGCCGCTGGTTCTGGGACAACTGTTTCATGGTGTCCGAAGCCGAAAAGGATCGTCTGTGCCTCAAAGATCGATGGCGAGAAAACCATCGTATCTGGAGAGGTGGAGCGGTTCAAAGGTCACTCCGTAACAAGAACGCAGTCACCGCAAATCTCATATTCTCCAATGTGCAACGGACTGTTGCCAATCTCACCGCAAAAAACCCTTCCGCTGAAGTTGT